GTTTCTGGCTCAAACCTACAGACTCACATTAGATACATGGCTTATCTGCTGACTAACTTCAATATTGAAATGGTGGTAGGCGATTATAATGGAGGTGTTCAATTTTTGAGTGCGTGTAAGGAAAGTGGTATATTTAAAAAATTAAATTTAAAAATAGATACTGTAGAAGCTGATTTAGATAACCCTAAAGATTATGCAAAAGGTATTAGGAAACTTAAGAACCAAATAGACAAATCGTCAAGAAAATTTGTGTTTTTAAGAAAGCCTAGCTCTATATGGATTCGTTTTGCTAACGAAAGTTTACAATCAGCATTCGATCATAAAAGATTATACTTTGCTGGGTCTGCTATGGATGACAACTACAATATGCAGCGCAAAGCTAATATCCCTATTGAAAATTTGAAGTTCTTGAGGAATCAAGATGCGGAAGAGAAAAACAAAGGAGCTAAGATGATTGACTTTGTTGAGCATCAAAGAGATATGATGGATCTTATAAAAGTACAGTGCGCTTTAGTGCAAGTCACCACTTCGCCACAAGGAACACAAAGTTTTGATCTACCTCCTAACCTTCGTAAGCAGAGAGGCGCTGACAAAGCCCGAAAAGACTCCTACTCCGCTTTAGTTCTAGGTAACTGGGGTATGAATGTATACTTCGACATGTTAGATGATCAAGGGTCTGATGTTACAGAAACATTTACCCCAATGTTTATTTCTTAACTTTTAAAAGTTAGAAAGTTACTTTCTGTGTAATATAATATTGTAATGGCTAGGAAGTATACGAAAAAATCAGATTATTGGAATAAATTCAATAAAAACAATAACTTGGAAGATTTAGCTATGAGCCAAGCTTATGAAGAATCATACGCCCCAGAATTGTTGGGAGAATCATTTTATACATCAGACGCTTCGTATAAGAGTGTGTCTGTAGCGCGTACAAACACTAAAGCATCTAGCAAGGCTACAAGAATTAATCGTGCAGCGATAAGCAATACTATCGACAGATTTTCTAGCATTCGCAAGGGCATGCTACCTTATGAGTATGCCGCTGATGGTGTAAACGTTCGTGAAGGTATCGAGTTGTGTCAAAAGGCTTATGCTAACGTTGCTGTGTTCAGGAACGCTGTAGATGTTATGTCTGAGTTTGCAAACACTGAGGTTTACTTAGAGGGGGGGACAAAGAAGAGTCGTGAGTTCTTTCACCAGTTTTTCAAGCGTATCAACCTTCAAAATCTAAAAGATCAATACTTCCGCGAGTATTATCGTAGTGGTAATATTTTTGTATATAGATTTGATGGGGAATTTAACGTTGAGGATTATGCTCGACTTATGAATCAAGTTGGAGCCATCAACCCTTCCGCCAATAAGATTCCAGTCAAGTATGTGCTACTAAACCCTTTCGATATTGTATCTAAGAGGGCTACCACATTTAATGTCGGGGCATATGAAAAAGTTTTATCTGAGTATGAGCTTTCCCGCTTGCAGAACCCATCTACAGAAGAAGATCAGTTGATTTATGATTCTCTTGACCCAGAGATGAAGAAGCTAATCAAGGATGGATCATACTATACAGATGGAATTAAAATTGAATTGGACCCCAAACGTCTTAGCTTCTCCTTCTATAAGAAACAAGATTATGAGCCATTTGCAATACCATTTGGATACCCAGTATTAGAAGATATCAATGCTAAGCTTGAGCTTAAAAAAATGGATCAAGCAATTACCCGAACTGTTGAGAATGTTATCCTTCTTATCACTATGGGTTCTGAACCTGAGAAAGGTGGAATTAATGCCAATAACATTAATGCAATGCAGCAACTCTTCAAGAATGAGAGTGTTGGTCGGGTTCTAATATCAGATTATACAACCAAAGCTGATTTTATTATTCCAGATCTGAATAAAGTTCTTGGACCCGCAAAATATCAAATTCTTAATGATGATATCAAACAAGGGTTGCAGAACATTGTTGTTGGAGATGAAAAATACAATTCAACACAAGTCAAAGCTCAAATATTCATTGATCGCCTTAAAGAAGCTAGAAGCTGTTTTTTAAATGATTTCTTACAGAGAGAGATTAAGCGAATTGCTAATAGCCTTGGATTTAAATCTTATCCAACCGCAACGATGAAGGATATCGACATGCGCGATGAGACACAGCTTATGCGTGTTTCAACCCGCCTTATGGAGCTTGGTATTCTTACCCCGCAACAAGGTATGGAAATGTTCCATAATGGCAAGTTCCCAAATGCGGAAGATATTGCTCCTGCTCAAAGCACGTTTATTGAACAAAGGAAAGAGGGTTTTTACAATCCCATCGTTGGCGGCGTACCAATGATTGAAGATGAAACCTCTGAGAAGCCTCAAGACACTAAAGTTCCTGAAGCTGCTGGTAGGCCGCATGGCACTACTACAGTAGATGAGCCAAAACTCTCTAACGCAGAATACTCTAGGACAAACATTCAATCCACTATTTACGCCGTAGAAGCTTTTAATTCTATAGCTAGAGAGAGGGCTGAAGAGAAGTTTGACGGCGAGTTGAATGAACAACAAGAAGAGATGGTCGCCAAGCTTTGTGAGTCGATTATTTGCGCTTCTGAGCGTGAACAGTGGAATCAGACCCTTGAAGCTTGTATTGATAATTTCGAACTTATCGAAGAATTAAATGTAATGAACGAGGTTTTAAGTGTAGCTAATAAGCATAACTTAGAAATTTATCCATCAGCAATTTTATATCACAGTCATGAAAATTAATCCAGAAGACATTGAAATACCCCTTGATAAAACTGTTAGTTTTAATAATGGGGAAGCAGAAGTATCCATTGCTAGAAAGTATAATGGATCAGAAGCGGCTTTATACAAATCATACATGAGCGTATGCGCTATGGATGATAAAATGTTTACAGATACCGCTGAAATGGGAGATAAAGAGACTTACAGCGCTTGTGCCGTTCAGTACGGTAAAATGCGAGCTATGATGATGGATGATAGCAAAGGAGAACTTACTGACAAGCAAAAGAAGCTTCCACCCGCGCTGCAAAAAGCCATCCTTGATAAGATGAAGAAGGATGGAAAAATTAGCAAAGAAGACTCTGAAGCTGCTGAAAAGAAACTTTTATCAAAAGATGATGAAAAGGAGCCTGATCCAAAAGGTGAAAAACTGGAGGTTGAGGAGAAAAAGTAAAATGCCTTATAAGTATACAACTACTTTTGAATCTGAAATTTTTGCTCATCAAGTAAATGATGAGTTTGTATCTAAAGCTTCGTTAAGTGAGCTAGCTTCTCTAGTCCCTAAAAACATTGACTTTGAGAAGAATATAGACCTACTGGGTGTATCATTTAACGCTGCTGTTGTTAATGTGTTTAATAGGAACGGTGACGGTATTGATACCGCCACCGCTTTGCAGTATAACGATCAGTTTATACATAAGCCTACTAATATAGAACATAATAAAGATAAGATTGTGGGTCATATTATTACTGCTGGTTTCAGTGACTATGGCTCTAATAAAATTTTATCTGATGAAGAATTAAAAAATAAAAAAGATCCGTTTAATATAGCATTAGGTGCTGTTGTTTATAGATCGGCAAATAAGAAGTTTGCTGAGCTTTTAGACAGGTCAACTGACCCCGAAGACGAATCTTATTATAAAAAAATATCTGCAAGTTGGGAGGTTGGTTTCTCTAATTATGTTTTGGCTGTAGGAAGCGATAAGCTTAACGAAGCTGAAATAGTATCAGACCCTAATAAGATAAAAGAAATGAATGGTTTCTTAAAAGCTTATGGCGGTTCTGGTAAAACTGATAAAGGTGAACCAATATATAGATTGATTACTGGAAAAATATATCCATTGGGTATTGGTTTCACTTCCAATCCAGCCGCAGATGTAAAAGGTATCTATAAAGACCAAGAAGATAGTGATCAAGATAAATTTTCACAAAAAAATAAAAAAACTGTAACAAAAGAAAATAACATAGCTATGGAAAACATTGTTAACGAACTAAAGGATCTTCTTATCGAGAAAAAAATCGGTGAGGAGACTGTAGCTTCCATGACTCAGACTTTTTCAGAGGCGATTCGTGAAAAGAACGAAGAGTTTTTGAAGGAAACAGAGGCTCTTAAGAGCGAAAAGGAAGCTGTCAAAAAGGAATACGAAGATCTTAAAGCATCTGTGGACGGGCTTGAAGCCAAGCTCACTGAAGCGAATGATCGGATTAACGTTTTTGAAAATGAGAAAAAGGCTGAAGAAGCTGTTGCTCGTTTCAATGTGCGTATGGACGAACTTGATTCCAAGTTCGAACTATCTGATGAAGATCGCCAATTCCTTGCTGAAGAAGTGAAGTCTCTTGACGAGGCTGAAGAAGCGTTCGCTTCTTACTCTGATAAGCTTGAAGTGCTTTGGAAGCATAAGAGCAAAGCTAATAAAGAAGCTTTTGAGGCTGAAATTCAGGCTCGCATTGATGAGGAAGTTGCTAAGCGTGTTGCTAATACTTCGGAAGAAGTTGATGTTGAGCAAGCTCTCGACAATGCACATCAAATTGACGCTGACATCTCAAACAATAACGAGGCTCTCGCTTCTCAAGAAGAAAGCCTCGTTGACAAATTTAAAAAAGCGTTCTCTCGCGAGAACATCGAAATTTCTTAACTTAAACTAAAAATAATATTATGGGACTAAAAATTCTTCCATTTAGACAATATGACGAACATGATGTCGTCAATCTCTTTCGAGCATCCGATGGGATGGTACTCGATAGCACCACCGATGCTGGTTCTGGCGATGCTGGAACTTTTGTTAAGGTGAAGGCTGGAAACTTCAATGCTGAGCCAATTTCTTACGGAACTGATTCTTATCTTGGCAAGACTGATTACCCTTTTGTTGGGCGTAATCAGTATCCTAAAGTTAATTTGGAGCTTGAGCCAGCTGGAGCAGGGGATATCCCTCTTGGTATCACTCTTTTGCAAACCGCAAAAAAGGATGAAAACGGAGAGAAACTTCTCTATAACCCTCAGAAAGCTACTGAACTTCAGGCCGTTCTCCCCGGAGAAGCTGTTCCTGTTGCTACTAAAGGTATCTTTACTGTCTCTACCGCCGCTTTCCAAGGCGCTCTTGGTGGCGATCTTGTTATCGGAAATGGACTTAGAGCTTCTACTGCTGGAACCGTCACTGGTTGCAGTCTTTTTGATAGCGGATGTTTCGCACAGATTATCGGAACTGGTAGTCGCGCCTCTCAAAACGGTGTTACCGATCAGTTTGGTGGTGAGTATCTTGTCTTTAAATTCAACTAATCTAGAAAGAATCTAAAAAATGAAAATCACTTTAAAAAGAACTCCAGAACAAATCGAGTTGGTTAAAGCTATGGCTTCTCGTAACCGCACTGTCGCTTACGAAGCTCAAGTAGCTCTTGCTGAGTTTATTGGACCTGTGCTTGCAGAGGTTATCAACAATGCTCCTACCCTTTCGAATCTTTTCACTACGCTTCAGTTTAACGCTGATGACAATCCTTCGATTCCTCTTGATCTCTATCATGATGTCAACGACGAGGATTACGTCAAGGTTTACAGCCAGTCTCATGCTGGTGGTCTTCCTACCAATCAGGTGCTTCCTACTGCGTCCGAAATGAAAATTGCTACCTACGGTCTTGATACCGCTGTTAGCTTTGATCGTCGTTATGCAGCTAAGTCTCGCATGGATGTTGTTTCTAAGACCTTCAGCCGTGCTGCTCAAGAAATCCTTGCCAAGCAGGAGACTACCTCCGCTAGCTTGATCATGGGATCTCTTCAGGACGCTGAGACTGCTGGTCAGGATCACGTTCGTGCAACTGCTGGTGGTAAGAACTTCGTTCTTGATGACCTTAACCAGATGATGACTCTTGCTAAGCGCATTAACACATCTTTCCTTGGCGGAACTCCTGCTGCTGGAGGTGGTCGTGGAATTACTGACATCATCGTTTCTCCTGAAACTGTTGAAATGCTTCGTGCTATCGCTTACAACCCAATCAATACTAACACTGGTCCCGCAGGTGGAACTGGTACTAATGGTATTGCTGCTCCTGATGAGCTTCGCATGAGCGTTTATAACAGTGCTGGTCTTCCTGAGTTCTATGGCATTTCTATCATGGAGATCCTTGAGCTTGGACCTAACAAGCGTTTCACCAAGTTGTTCTCTGGAACTCATGGTGGAGTAACCTTCAACAGCGCAGCTGATGACCTTGTTATTGGACTTGATCGCTCTCGCGAGTCCCTCATTCGTGCTGTTGCAGTCGATGAAGATAATGGTGGTGAGTTCAACCTGATCGCTGACGATCAGTATAGTATTCGTCAACAGAAAATCGGTTACTTCGGTTCTATCGAAGAAGGTCGTATGGTTCTTGACAACCGCGCCCTTACCGCTACTATCATTGACGCAGTAGCGTAATAGCTGGTGCTTAATTTTAGAGTCGCTCCTTCGGGGGCGGCTCTTTTTTTTTGTTTATTTTTTAATATATCGTGTATAATAGTATATGGACAATTTTGAAAACGTGTCGTATGGTAACGGCCAAAACAATTATTTTGGCGCAGAAACTTCAGCTGAGCTTAAGAAGAAGCTAGCTTCTTATGGTAAATCAGAACTCAGAGGGTTAGCGTCTAAAGTAGGCTTGAATCCTAATTATGACAAATCTATTTTGCGTGATATGATCCTTAAAGAGTTTCAAAGCTATAAAGCTAAAAACTCTCCTATCCCAGCCCCAAAGCCTATGTTTGCTGAAGCTAGTTCAGAAATCAAAGATATGCTGGAGTCTGTTGGTAAGGTTAACGCTGACGAGCAAGCTAAAAAGAAATGGTCCAAAAAAAAGAACTCAAGTAAAAAAGATTCCGAATAGTGTAATATAAAGTATGAGCGTAATTGGTAATTTGGCGACTGAAATTTTTTCAGATGAATTTGATAGTGATACTGGTGTCGTAGCATCAGGATCTATTGAGGCTTGGTTAGAGAATAACTTGGGTCAATTAAATACTTTAATTTATCAGGATTTTAGTGGAGCTGATGCCTCTCTCGATACTGAAGCTCAATCTATTCATAAGGAGCTTTATTTATATAATTATTATACAAAACAATCGCGAAATGCTTTGCGAGGCATAACTTCTGCGACAAGCGATAATAAAATATTGTCTTTAAAGGACGGAGAATCCACTGTGACGTTCGTTAATCGTAATGAGGTGTCTAAGGTCTACAGAGGTCTTGCGAGCGATTCTAAGGCCAAGGTGGACGATTTAGTGGCTAGATATAATATCTATCAGGCCACCCCACAGCAAGTTGGTGGAATTGATGGCGAGCTTTTTACAGGACAAGTTAGCTAATACACATAAAGTATACATAAAAAAAAGGGCGGTGGAAACACCGCCCTTTTTGTTTTAAGGTTTTATTAATCTTATGTGAAGACTGCTGTAGTGTCAATTCCACTAGCAAAGACTCCATTAGTAACATCGTCTGGACCTCCCACAGAAGTGGTAAAGGTTAGATCAACACTCTTGTTCGCTCCGATTGAAGAGGAGAACGACTCGCTTACAATCTGAGCGCCTTTCATGGTGTATAGCATTGCGTTAGTTCCAGCCTCGTTTTTAAGAGTCAGAGTTACGGTTTTAGTAGACTCGTCGTTAATAACGTCAGCAAGGTTTCTTGCAGTGACTTCATTAACAATAGCATTAACAGAAAGTGTAGCTTGAACTGGGAAATCTACAGCACGGGCATATGCAAACTTAGTTCCAAGTCTTTCAAGAGGCGTACGAGAAAGTGGGATAGAAAGTGATGCAGACTGAATGTGAGCGCCGTCAGTATCCAAAGGGTTAATATCAACGATGGTTTGACCATCAAAGGATGTAATATCAACTGTAACATCTCCCGGGCGAAGAGCGATTTCTCCACCAGCGTTTCCACTTGTAGCGGTTGGTAACACTACGGTAGCGAGACCGTCATGTAGTTTGGTTCCGCTGGCTTGGTCAACTGCGGGAGTTTCAAGAAAGTTTCCAGCTGAAGAGTTGATGTTTGCAGCTTCAAAAGAAACAGAGACTGTTGGCAGAGATCCTACAGAAAGATCTAGTGAGTAATCACTCAGGTAAGCATTACCAATACCAATGACATCATTAGTAGCTCCAGAAACAGCCACTCCATTAGCATCTTGTCCCTCTGGGACGGTAGTTACATAAAAGTTTTTTCCATCTCCATCAGCTAAGAAACCTGAGATAAATGATTTTTCATTTGCATCTCCACCTGCTGTTTGAACGTAAAAACCTAAAGCTCTTTCGTTAAATCCATCAGTCAAAAGATACGAAGTATCCATAGAAACTGTGGGGGCTTCAAGAACCATTGATCCAACTTTAGCAAGTTGTCCAAATTGATTAACATCCTGACGAGAAATGTTAAAACTATAGTTTGCAGATTGAACACGATTAAGTTGTTCGTGGTGGTGTACACCTGTCGAGCTAGCGTCTTTACTAACGTAAAGAGCTTCTGATTGATAAATTACTCTATTTTTGGCCATAATAAGTTATTTTTTAATGTTTACAATATTTTTGATGTTTTATGAAATTAAGAAAATCTAAATCGATGAACTTTTATGTCAAAATCAATAAATCCGACATAAAGATCATTAGCTAAAGACTTCCTTGCTTTGTCTGTTAGTTTTGAAGTAGTTACAGTGTCTACTAGAAAAGGTTTGTTGCTGTCGTAGGTATTAGACAACGTGCTGTAGGAATATGTACCGTCTTTTAGGTCTCCATATTCATTGACGGGATGCCCACTCATGGGTATTGGACGGAATACCTCATTGTGAGAATCCCCAAAAATTGATAACACTCCATCCAATTTGTATGGGTCATCTGCGAGAACTACGGCGTTCACACGAACTTTAGTGCATTCTTCCCCCCCAAATGCTAAAGGTTCATTCTCCATTGTGGCTGTAGAAAGAAAAACCGCTGGTACAACTTGATCATACGGAGCTATTCCAGATTCACTGTATGTTGGGATTCTAGAATTAACTTCATATTTGTTTTCTACAACTAGATCTTCTTCTGTTTCGTTTGTGAAGTAGATGTTGAAGTCTTTAACTGCGAAAGTCCCTGTGATTGTAGAGCTTGATGTATAGTTAGATCCTGTTTCTACAATTCGACCATTGTCGTAGTCAATATAGTGAGAGTCTCCTGCAATTGTTGTAGGTAAAACTGCTCCAGCAATTGATGAATCAGTGACAAATTGCTTGTAAGGACTGGAAAACGGGACGTAAGAATCATCTAAAAAATCATCTGGGGTGTGATAGAAAGCTCCTGTTTGATTTGAAAATGCTTCGCCTTTTTTTA